AATGCCAAAGCCATCATCACGTGCAACAAGGTCGATGTAAGTGGGTAGGCCGTGTTGTTGATCTGCGATCTTATCAACAAGCCTGCCAGCTATTTTAGTATTGATGTCGAAAAACGATTGAGCAGCATGATTGCAGTCAAACGATTTGGTGTGATATTTAAAGCCATTTTGATTGAAGTAACGAACTTCATAAGAGATCTGATAAGCCATTAAAGCCTCCATTGAATTTTAAGGTGAGATGTTGTGTCCAGCCCCATCCGAATAGGAATGAGGCTGATACTGGGAAGTATGGCGGGATACTTGACGAGCATCCGCGCCAGCCAGCTAGAAGATCTAACGATCACTAGAAAGGAATTGTGTCAGTAGGCTGATTACGCTGCATAACGTCTATGTCGTTCTCAAGTGCGATCAGCTTGATCTCAATTTGACGTAAGTGCTTAGAAACACGTTCGTGAACCATGAGGTTCATTGCGGTGTCTCTAGCATAACGTAAATCGTTAGATTGCTGGATGAGTGACCAATGCTTGTCGTGCATCCGAATGTAATCACGCTGCCAATCGTCAGTAATTTCTTCGGCAACGGCCTCCATTTGGGCAACGCTGGCGTAATAATGTACGCCCTCGTTATAGTCTACGATCTGAGGATCTTCTTCTGATGTAACGGCTACGTCAGAGTAGAACGGGTTGCTATGAGCGAGCTTCATGTGCGAACCTCGTTGTACTTAGTGACAATTACCGCCCAGGTCTTTTTACCAAGTGGCTTGATGACAAAGCTGATAAGTGCGTCAAGGATGAAGATAGTAATCCGAACTGGAAGGCATATTACAGCAATAGAGATTGCAGCTACGATGCCAGTAGTGCCTGTAAGGATGATTTCAAATAATGCCCATTCCTTAGATAGTTTGAAGTTTTTACCGTAGAATGGTGTAAGAAGCTCATTTAACATCTGGATGATTGATTTCATTGTCTTAGTACCTTTGAGATAAACGCTACACACAATTGTGATGCGATGCGGGTTCTCCCTTCGTGCAGCTAGACAAACGATGGCATTGCCCCTGATCGCCAATCAGGTTTTTGGACCTGTGCGGCATCTGGGAACAGCAATGCTAGATAGTGTAAGTCAAAGCCGCCCTTGCGGCTCAGCAAGCTATTTTTAATCTAAACAAGTAAAAATGTTCTTAAAAAAATCGCGGCACTTTGACTTTGGATATGGGTACGAAGCACAACCAGCGGTTAGCATTACAACATGTGTGTGTGTGTCTACCTAGTATGCCGCATTTGGACCGATCAACCCTGAAGGGGTTGTGAAAGATCCCAAATGGTCCACGTATGTGAATTGCCCGATTTTAATCGGTTAATAGCAATTCCCAGTTAAACAAAGCGGCTACGGTTACACTGTGCAAATCGCATTTCGAGCGATTTTCTCTAGGGAGCCTTGTCTGCGGCTTGGAGCCGATCTTGCAGCTCAATTTCCGTGAGAAATTGACCGAAGAACGGGGAAGGGGTCCCCGAGCATACAGTCAGCCTGAAATGGCTGACAAACAAGAATGCAAATGCTTTTGATGCGTTTCGAGGCTTTGGCTTGTGGTAGCCTACTCCGAGGGTCAAGCTTCAAGGAGCTTTTCAAAGAAAAGTCCAGAAGTGAAGAACATCGAAGTTGGGCGTTGTTTCAACGGGCGTAATTCCGTCCGTATGGGAATGGTGAGAGCCAGCTTGGGCAGTAACACGCAGGTAGCTTGATGTGAAAGGAAGTGCCAGCTCTCGTTGTAAATTGTCTGCTATGAAGGAATACGGGTCAAGCTTAATGACCATTCATGCACTAGATGAATCAATGGCCTTCAGCATACTATGAATAGCACTCTTTTTTCTTGACCGAACATCAAAGAGAGGCGATCACTGTCTTTATCGGGGGTAAGGGGGCAGCGCCCACATCGACATTCAAAGAAGAATATTGATGATGCCAATAAGGAACACCGACGCGGCATATATACCTTTATTATTCGGGATAAAACGCGCCGTGAATGACATTATATCTACAGATGATGTATCAGAGATTACCCTGCAAGATGGGACTGTTTTAGACACCAGACAAGCTATGGCTCTCCAACTCCGCGCAACAACAGGATTACACATAGATGATATAGCCGCACAGTCAGGTTATAGTTCAAGATCAACATGTTCTGCGTTCCTGAGATCAGATAGAGGAAGACAAGGGTTACAAGTCGCAATCAGGCAACACCTACTTGATGGGGCTAGAGTGGGTCTTCAAGCGATGGTTAAGCTGGCTACATCTGCCAAGTCAGAGAACGTTAGGCAGTTAGCAGCGGCTGACCTGCTGGACAGAGCAGGATACAAAGCAAGTGAAGTGTCGGCACCAGTGACCACAGGTAATAGGGACGTGAACATCTCAATTAACCTAGCAAGCTCGAATGATTTGCAGCAAATGATTGAGGTTAAAGAGGGTGAGATAGGGGGGTCTGGGGAAAAAGCGCAAGCGCATTCCCTGTGACCCGACTAGCACGTATATAATGCAGCCAAAAAGTTATCTCTGTTACTTCTGCTCTAAGCAAGCCTGTTTTGGAATTGGTTACGGTGGGTTTTATGATCAGATCCCGCACAATAGGCGTGGGTACTTGTGGGTTTGTCGAGATCATAAAGACCAGGCGATAGAACGCCGTGATTTAGCCAAAGAGCAAGACATCGGATTAAGGAAGAAAGCATGAGTTTCTTTTCTAAGCAAACGCCAGTAGCAAGACCGTCTGGTATTAAATTTAAAAGTAATGCTGCGGCTGGTTCTTCGATAAAAGGTGATAGAATTTCCATTGACCGTACTAAACATGAAGCTAATACTGTCGCTGAAAGTTTACAGAAAACTGTAGATAAATTACCGAATGGCTGTTTATTTAGAGTTAGTGGTGGGTTTTTTGATAAGGACGGTTATTGGTGTTGCAGAAAAGCAGACCATATTGTTGAGATCAATAGAAATTCTCCGCGCAGAATAATGAAGCTGCTTAGTGTAGAGCAAAAAGAAGAACTGCTACGGGTAAGAAACCGAGCCAAGAGAAACGGAATAAGATGAAGCAAGGAGAGCGGGGATAAGATGAATTGTAGCGTTGGTTTTTTTGGAATACCTGTTTCTAGCTGGTGCTATCCACCTACAGGGCCGACTGCCATATTTTAGTTTGTAATTTTACTTTAATATGGAGGCACTGTCATGCCTGATGCTACAAATACACTTACACTTATTGAACGTCTTAAAGTTGCCAAAACTGTTGGAGGGGGATTTGATCTTAGTCCTGACAATGTTGTTTGGGTTGCGGCTGCGCTGGATCAGCTAAGAGAAACCAGAATACGCAGAGGTGATGCTGAAAACGTATTGCTTCTCAAAGAAGTTGAGCAAATGCACAGCAATCATTCCAAAAAAATGGCTAAATACTTAAAGTATATAATTGGATGCGGCGTGGCTGTTATTCTTTGCAGTTCTACTGTTATTGCAATGGAGATAATTCTCCACATTGGTTAGCGTAAACTACACACCAGACGGAAAAACTATAATTGATTTTATGTCTTCCCCAGCATTTGTTCGGGGATTACAGGGGCCAATCGGATCTGGCAAATCTGTCGCGTGTGTAATGGAATGTCTAAGGCTAATGCTTGGACAAGAGCGATCAATAGATCCTCAAACTGGAAAACGGACGGGAAAGCGCCGTGTGAGAGTTGGCGTTATTCGTAATACTACGCCCCAGCTTGAAACCACTACTATGAAAACGTGGTTGGAATGGTTGCCAGAAAAAGACTTTGGGCGTGTTAGATGGAGAGCGCCCTTTCGTCAGGACATAAACATTCCTGAGTTAGACCTCGAAGCTGAAATATGGTTCTTAGCCCTAGATCGGGATGAAGACGTTCGTAAGCTTCTCAGCTTTGAGTTTACATTTATCTGGATTAATGAGGCTAGAGAGTTAAGTCGGGAAATTGTCACTGCGGCTATTTCTAGGGTTAAGCGGTTTCCGCGCATGATCGAAGGTGGACCTACAAGATCCTGCGTAATTATGGACACAAACGCGCCGCACGAAGAACATTGGTGGTCTATTATGTCTGGTCAATCAGAACCGCCAGATTGGATGACAGAAGATGACAGGCTTACGCTTATAAAGCCAGAAAACTGGGAATTTACAACACAGCCCCCTGCCCTGCTAGATCAGTTTGGACCTAACGGTGAGCTAACGGGCTATGAGTTAAATCCACAAAGAGAAAACGCTAAGTTTACAGACCAGACTTACTATACCGATCTTATTCACGGACAGACCCGCGATTGGATTAGGAATATGCTGCAAAACCAGATTGGGCGTATTTTTGCAGGGCGTCCTGTGTATCGTGGTTTCTCAGAAAAAACCCACGTTGCAGATGAAGATTTTGGGCCAGATCCTAATGAGCCAATACATATTGGTGTAGATTTCGGGCTTACCCCTGCGGCGTCATTTGGTCAGGATATACGGGGCCAAGTTAAGGTTTTTGATGAACTGGTTACGAGAGACACTAATGCCAAACAGTTTGCTGATCTTCTTGGCAATCATATTAGAGAGCATTATCCCAATCATCGGGTGGTTATTACAGGCGATCCTAGAGGCGAAGACCGAGCAACAACAGATAGCACTACGCCTTATCAAATCTTTAAAGCAGCAGACCTAGATGTTCAGCCAGCTTGGTCAAACGATCCAATTATTAGAGTTGGGGCGGTTGAGACACAGCTAAATACTATGGTTGAAGGCAGACCCGCCTACATTTTAAGTCCAAATTGCACTTATACGTTAAATGCAAAAAAAGGTGGGTATTGTTATTTAAAAGACAGGGAAGAAATAGACAAAAAAAGTATTTACAGCCACATTAGTGACGCAGAACAATATATGTTTCTTCGCATGGGTTATGGCAAAAAACTAATAGGCAGAAACCCGAACGCAAAAGCTTCTACGCAAGCCTATAAAAAACAAAACCTGTTTAATCGGGGCGGTCAAAAGACAGCGCGACAAATGAACAGAGAAAGTTTGTGGTCAAAAGGTCGTAGTTCTTGACCGAAGACTAAATAAAGCAGATTTTTGCGGCCAACATACAATATGAGGTGTTGGCAATGTGTAATCCTGTAGCGTGGACAATGGCGGCGGTAGGAGTAGTAAATGCCTACCAAACTAACAAAGGGCAAAAAAAAGCCCAAGCATCTATGGCTGCACAAACTAAAATTATAGAAAAACAAGCAGCAGATGTTCAGGCAGAAACTTCCAACCAACTTATCGCTGATCGCGGAGCTGAATACAAACGGCGCAGGCAATCAGCAAGCGGAAACGTAGCTGGATCATCAGCTGGTCGCGGTGGCGGCGGCATGTTTTCTCCACGCTCTTTTTTCGCGTGATTTAGTATGGATGCAAGATTAGTTATTCAACTTCGGGATGCTGCAAAAGCTGAACGTCAAAGGCTTGAAAGTCTTTATGACGATTGCTTGCGTCTAACGATGCCAGCGCGAAAGCGATTTCACACCACAAAGATTGATAATGCAGACGATATATACGACGAAACAGGGGCCAACGCTGTTGCCGAGTTTGTATCGCGTATGCAAGCGGGGCTAATGCCTTCCTTTACTGAATTTGTAAAACTAGACGCAAGCTCTCTGGTAAATCCAAGAGACAAAGTAGCGGTAGACAAAGATCTTGATGACATTAACAAATACGTCTTTGAGGAAATTTGGAACAGTAACTTCGCCCAAGAAAGTGCTGAAAGCCTACACGATATGGCAATCTCGACAGGAGTTATGCTTTTCGAGGAAGGAACAGGAGAAAGCGCTTTTCACCATCGCGCAATTCCTATTACTGACGTGTACCTTGAGCGCGGTTCTGATGATATGGTTGGCGGCGTCTATCGTTGCAATAAGGTAAAAGCCAAACACCTATCAACTCGCTATCCTAAAATGTCTCAATCAGAAATGACCAAGACATATTCCGATATGAAAGATAGTGAAGACAAAGAACTAGATATTATTGAGTACACCTATCGGGATTACTCAAAACCAAATGAATGCTATTATCATTTAGTTGTTTGTGAAAATCACAAAGAAATCTTGCAGCAGCAAAAGCTGGAAGGCGCAGGTTCTAATCCTTTCATTGCATTCCGCTGGTCAACAGCCGCTGGCGAGACTTGGGGGCGCGGCCCACTACTTAATGCAATGGGCGCCATTCGAACTACAAACCTGATGGTCGAAATGATCTTAGAAAACGCAGCTATGTCTATTGTTGGCGTTTATCAAACAGACAACGAAGGCACGGTTAATTCTGACAATATTTCATTATTGCCAGGGACTATAATTACCAAAGAAATTGGATCGCGTGGACTAGAGCCAGTTGCAGGAGCAACAGGTAACTTTAACATGCAAGATGTTGTGCTGGGAGATCAGAGAAACAACATTAAAAAAGCCATGTTTAACGATATGCTTTCAGATCCGAACAAAACGCCAGCAACAGCATACGAAGTATCAGAACGCATGGCTGATTTGGCTCATCGAACATCTTCTGGTTTTGCGCGTGTGTTTTATGAGTTTATCCAGCCGTACATTCGCAGAGCGTTATATATCTTGGAAAAGCGCGGAGACATTCAGCTGCCTGTTGTTAACGGCAGAGCAATTCAGATCCGAGCAGTGTCACCTTTAGCTCAAGCGCAAAAAGGCCGAGATGTGCAAAAGCTTATGCAGGATTTTCAGATTAGAGCGCAGATGTATGGGCCACAAGCAGCAACGTCTATGTATGACATGAACGAGTTGCATCCTTGGTTAATGGACAAAGTAGGTCTGGAAACCAAACTCTACAAAACCCCGCAGGAAATTATGAAATCTATGCAGGAACAATCTGAGCAAATGCAACAAATGCAAATGCAGCAGCAACAAGGACAGATGTAATGAAAAAGAAACCTAAACCAATTAAAAAAGGCGGCAAAGGTGGCGGTGGCTACTAATGCCAGATGATCTTCTACGCAAAAAAATACTAGAGTTTAAAACTGCCTCTGGGGCAGGTGTTGACGGTTTTGTTAGAGATCAAATTACTGAAACTAGAATAGACACAATCTGCCGTAATGTGTTGGGTTCTGAACAAGGGCAAGAAATGATGGATTATCTAAAGTCCATTACTACGAACGTAGTTCTGCACCCGACTGCATCAGACCAAGAATTGAGAATGCTAGAAGGCGCAAGACGCATTGTTGGCATACTCGACAGACGTTCAAAATCTATCACAAAGGGCAATTAAAATGGCAGGGTTTATTCCACCAATAGTAATGGGAATTGGCAGAGCAGTAATGGGTGGCGTTGCTAAAAATCCTGTTAAAGCAGCTAGAATATCAGCAATTCCAGCTAAAGCTCAAAGCTCAGCTATTAAAACAGGAAACGCATTAGTAACAAAACCTAGAGTGCCAGATGCTATTGGGCCAAAACCAACAAAACCTAATGCTCGACGCACAGGTAAAACTATAGGAACTAAAATAGGTTTAGGAATGATTACTGGCCCAGATATGGCTAATTTTAGCACAAAAGTATTAGGCGCTAATCACGAATTAACAAAAATGCACCGACACAAAGCAGTTAAAGCCGGAGAAATGTATAAAGACATAACAGCACCTCTTGGCAATCGACCCAAAAAACCAAGCACTTAAGGATTAAACATGAGTGAAGAAGCAACTGCCAATGCACCAGCGCCAACAACAATGTTTCAAGGCGGGGAAAGCCCTTCGCAAGAAGGCATGGAACCACAAGTAACAACGGAGAGACCCGATTGGCTATTAGAAAAATTCAATTCTGCCGATGACCAAGCCAAAGCGTACAACGAGCTATATGGTGCATATAGCAAAAAGACAGAAGACTTACGTGAGGAAATCAAAGCCGAGAGTTTGGCTAGTTACGGTGAGTCGGTCGGTGTTCCAGAAAGCGCAGGGGATTATGCGTATCCAGAAGGCTTTGAGGCCCCCGATGAAGTAACAGATACTGCGTTTCGTGATTGGGCCAAACAAAACAATGTCGGGACAAGCGCTTTTGAAAGTTTAGTCAAAGACGTTTATGGCAAAACTCAAGCTAACTTTGAAGTTGAATATGGCAAACTGGGCGAAAGCGCGGACGTTCGAATTAACTCAGTTAACAATTGGGTTAATAAAAACGTAGACGAAAAGCATTATGGTGAAGTTTCTAAGCTTATGCAGACAGCCCAAGGCGTAGAGTTTTTTGAAACTATAATGAACAAAACAAGATCCGCTGGATTTGCGCCAGAAACTAATGGAATAACTACAAGCAATAGTCCTCTTAGTCGTGAAGCTATACGGGAATTGCAATCAGATCCGCGGTTTGGCGAAAACTCGGAATATACAGCTATGGTTCGCAAGCAATGGCAGCAATTTGTTGAACAAGGTTGAATTACTACCCAGCACTAGGGCCGATCTTCGAAATCTGTTTCGACACATGCGCCCTAGTGACATTCGAGAAATGCACATAAACGAATTAAGCTTTAAGTCGGATATTCGTATGGCAATGATGGCTGACTTTGATCAGAATGATTGCTGGACGCTATGGATTAATGACGAAATTGCTTGTCTTGGAGGCATTGCTCCACACCCAATAGATCCTAGATGCGGCGTGATTTGGCTTCTTGGAACTAAGCTGGCAGATATTTATTGGCGAGAAATGACACGATTTTGCAGAAGATTTATAGATCTTAATCGGACGTATCTAGTTATTGGAAATATACTGCCCAGTACAGAAAAAAAACGAATGAAATGGTTATTGCATCTAGGATTTGACATAGCGCCTGAAAAAGCAGAGTTTAGCGGCGTGGATTATGTGCGTTTCGAAATGCTCTGTCCAGATGCGGCCCCAAAGACTGAACATGGCTCCGTAATGGAATACCCGTGATTTAAGTTGGAGGAACAACCGATGTTCCCTAATTTAAACTCATGGAGTAGTCAAAATGGCTTCAACAATCGACGTAGCATTTATTGAAGAATATAATGCCGATGTTCACCTGCAATACCGTCAAATGGGATCGCGTCTTGCAAGCACAACCCGCAAAGGGACAGTGCAAGCTAAATCAGTAATTTTCCAAGTATTTGGATCGCTGGCAGCGCAAAGCAAAACTCGGAATGCTGAACACACGTTCATCGACCCGACACACACAAAAGTAACAGCCAACATGACTGATTACTACGTGCCAACCCTTGTTGATGATCTTGATTTGCTCAAGCTAAACATTGACGAGAAACGCGCACATTCGGCTGCACATGTTGCTGCGCTTGGCAAAAAGACAGATGAAGTTCTTTTGGCCGCTATGACTTCTGGCGCAAACGCAACAGATCTTGGTGACAATACTGGGGTTTGGGATTTTGACACTGCAATGTCTGTGATGACAACTTTCACAGTCAACGAAGTGCCAGATGACGGAAACCGTTTCTGTGCAATGCACCCGTATGCTTGGGCTGAGTTCCTTAAAGTTCCTGAGTTTGCCAATGCTGATTATGTCAGTGCTGAAAACTTGCCATTCAAAGGCCCGATTACGGCTAAGTTTTGGATGGGAACGCTTTGGATGCCAATGCCAAATATTGAGCACGGTACGGCTGGCACTAACATTGCGACCAACATGGCATGGCACCGTTCTGCTGTAGGCCACGGTGTAAACTCAGAAATTAATACAATCTGGGATTACGAAAACACCCGTTCGGCTTACTCAGCGGTTTCAAGCATGTCGCTTGGCGCAGCAGTTATTGAAGACACTGGTTGTTACAAGGTTTCTACCTTGTCACCTGCGCCTTCCTAACTTGTTTAGGTCAGTTTTGGTGGCAGACTAATCTGGCTTAACACTAGGCCGACCCTCTTTCTCCCAAGGGTCGGCCTTTCATAAAACGAGGTGTAAATGTCAGTTTCTCCACTTTCAGTTTCTAATTCGTCTTTAAAAGTTATGAATGCCGCATTGGCGCAAATTGGCGTTGAAGAAATCACTTCATTCTCAGACAGTACGCAACAAGCAAAAGTCGGCAATAGATTGTTTGCTGACATTTTAGAAAACGCGTTAGCTTCATATCCTTGGCGGTTTGCCAGAGATAGAGTTATTCTTGTTAGAAACGTAACTACAGCACCACCGCCTTGGACGGGATGCTACACAATTCCAAACAGCACAGTAACGCTTTTGACGGTTTATGAAAATGATCACGTATGCAGCTTTGATCGTTTCGGAACAAACATCGTCGTAAATGCTGATGCAAATTCAACATCTGTTTTTGCCGCCGAGATTACAGCCAGTGTAACCCCTGATTTATGGTCAGGCGCATTTCGCAGAGCGTTTATATTACAACTTGCTGCGTCAATAGCGATGCCAATTACACAAGATGAACAAACGGCAGGGTTCTTAAACCAAGAAGCAGAGCGCATGATGCTTCGCGCCAGATCAAGAGATGCACAAGGCAGAACACCATCACGGCTTGACACTAAAATGTTTGTCAAAGCGCGCAGAACGCATCGGATGTAATAATGGCAAAACTTCAAGACTTTCGGTCTGATTTTAGAAAAGGCCGCACAGGAACTGGTCTTAGAGTTCGCCAAGACGTTAAGGCTTATTCATCATCGGTTAAAGAAGCTTTAAACATGATGGTTTTATCTGACGGCAGAATAGGCCGCAGATGGGGAACAGAAATACAATTAGGTCTTTCAGCAGACACAAGGCTTGAAACTTGGGATTTTGCCGAGGGCAATCTTACGCAGTTTTTGCTATTGTTTTCAGATGCAGAACTTAAAATATTTGATGCTAATTTTTCGCTAAGAGCGACATTTACAAGTCAGCCTTGGACGGCTTCAACAAAAGATTTTCTGTCAGTAACAGCAGAACGAACTTCGCTTGTAATTACAGACGAAAGTTTTATTACTAAAATTGTAAGCTACGACACTGTTACAGCAAGTTTTGCAATATCAGATTTTGCCTTTAAAATATCAGATGACGGGTCAAGAATGTATGCCCCGTTTTTTGATCATGTTGGCGGGGGAATAACAGCTACTACGTCAATTTATACAGCGGCAGGTTTATCAACAGGATATGCTACCTTTGTAAACCAAGCTAGTGGCGGCAGTGGGGATCTGGCAAACGGAACAGGAACCTTAACAACAGATCAAGACTTTTTTTTAGCGGCACACGTAGGATCAAGATTGCGGCTGCTAGACGGAGAAGTTGAAATAACGGCAATAGCCAGCGCAACATCAGCGTCAATTACAGTTAAAAAAGATCTGGCAAAACGGTTAGATATAAACCCGTTTTTGCAACGCAAATCTTCTAAGTTGCTTGAAGTCAGTTATTTCGATCATAGAATGAAAGTTGGCGATAGCGTATTTTTTGTTGGCATTGCTGACAAAGACAGTTTGCCTTCAATGCTTACTGGCGCACCAAAGCAAGCAACTAGTTCAACAAGTGCAACTTGCGCTGGTTCGCCAACTGCCTACACAATTAAACGAATTATTGACCTAGATTTTTTTGAAATAGAAGCCAATGGCTCTCACACGCCAACAAATGACATTATTACTGGCGGGTCAGATGTTCTGTGTTTTAAGTTTAACGGTTTTACGTCGATTTTAGAGCCAGCATTCTCTGATGCTAGGGGATGGCCCACCTCATGCTGCATTCACGAACGTAGGCTATGGCTGGGCGGCTCTCAAACACTACCAGATGCAATATGGGCCTCTCAGTTTTCTGACTTTAGGAATTTTGATACAGGTGATGGCGGAATAGCAGATGCTATTGCTGGTTATGGAATTGGTAAACAAGCGCGTGTAAGGCACATGATTAGTGGCTACGACTTGCAGGTCTATACTGACACCTCTGAAATATATGTTGCTGGCAGTGATAATGCTGCAATTAGCCAAGCGTCACTTAGGGCAATTACAGCAACAGAAAACGGATGCTCGTACACACAGCCATTTAGATTTGATGGCGGTACTTTTTATGTCGATAAAATTGGATCAAGCATTCGTGAATTTAGCTCAGAAAGCAAAGAAACCGAATATACATCCCTTCCAGTTTCAACAGTAATTACTGATTGGATTAAATCGCCTAAACACACTGCGACATACGCAGGATCAAGTGTGTTTGGTTTTACACCTTATATGTTTTTTACAAAACAAACTGACGGATCGATGTTGTGCCTACATGCAACAAGATCCGATGATAGTTTTGGATGGATGCAATGGAAGTTAGATTACGGAACATTTGAAAGTGTTGCGTCAATTAACTCTCGGCTATTTGCTGTAGCTAAATGCACTCACAACAATACATATTATTTGCTGGAATTTGATAGCCAGTCAGAAAACTATATTACAACAGACTTTAGTGAAAAGTTAACTTCTGGAACAGCAACGTCTTCTTGGACAAGTTTGTTTATTCCTAACAGAACTGTGCAAATTGGCGATGGTTATCGAACACATCAAAACCAAACAATTGCAGCGGATAACACGTTTACTACAGACAGTGCGTTAACTTCCATTAGCATTGGCGATCAAATGTCTTGGAACGTGATTATGCACGCTCCTATAGCCAACACTCAATCTGGATCTCAAATAGGCAAAAAACAAAGATTGGTTTCAGTAGAAATTAACTGGGACGGGGCAACTACTGGGTTTGTGCAAAACCAAGAAGTGATGCTTCAAAGCGATTTTAGTTCAATAGATTTCTCCGCAATCCCAGTGGACGAGTGGCGTCAATATTATGTTGGCATTTGGGATAGAGAACCAAACCTTACTTTAAGCGGAAACAAAATCGGCCAGTTTGGAATGAGAGCTGTGGTGTTAAATGTTTATTTCTAAGGAAACTAAAAATGTGTGATCCGCAAAGCTTTGTATCTGGTGGCTCTGATATACTTGGTGGCTATTTAAAAGCAGACGCCATTAAAACTAAAGCAAACTTTGAAGTTGCTCAACTTGGAGCAATGAAAGTTATGGCATCAGCACAGCAAAGCTCCCAAGAAAGTGAAGTACGCAATAGCATTGCCAATGCTTGGCAAACTAATACGGCTGCAATGGCGTTAAGTGGATTTGGCAATAACAGCTTCGACTCAATCAGCAACGCACAAGTTAAAGATATGAATAAAGGCATTGGCAAAATGGAAGCCAATACAAAATCTCAGCAAGGTAATCTTTCAACCAAAATGGCAGTTACAAATATTGCAGCTAAGCTTGAAGCGTCTATGGCAAAACAAGCTGGCTGGATGTCTGCGGCAAACACGCTTGCTGATGCTTATTCAGATTACCAGAAAAACAACACTAATCCCAAGCTAAATAGCAAAAACGCTAGTCTTAAAAAGATGGGAAAAACATACGAAAAAAGTGGTCGCATGATGGACGATGTAATTGGCAAACGAGCATCTAAATTCCTAGACGGAAAAATAGGTCAGCCTATTGAACGGCGCTTTAAAAGCTTTTTCGACGGAGATAATTAAATGCCAGTTCAAAGAACATATGTTGCAGCTCAAGTTAAAGACACTCGCCAGATAGAACCAGTTGAAGGGTTATCCTCACAAAGCCCTGGTCAATTAATGCAATGGCAAGCTGGAAAGCTGGCTGAAAAAGCGGCGCAAAACGCAGCAGCTATGGCAGTTGTTGCAGAAGATAAAGCAGTAGCATTAGCAAAAGCTGCAATTATTCCTGTAGACATACTTGGAATGCCTAAACCGCCTGATAACGTCACAGAAGAAATGGGCAGTATTGCGCGTAGAACTTGGGACGCCAACATATACGACAGAACAGCCCAGCTATTAAACACAGCAGTAACAAACCAAATAAACGTAGCTGGAAACGATAACCAAGATGATTTGCTTGGATTTGTTGCTGATGTTAATCGACGCGAACAATTACTAAGAAAAGATCTACCACCAGAAATGGAAGGCGCATTTTCTAACGCTTGGTCTAATGCAATTGTTGGTCACGCTGCAAAAATTGGGCATAGAAAAGCTGTTCAAGAAAAGGCTGACAGTGCACAAAGTTTTGAAGGCATGGTTGGTAATTGGACAACCTCAATTAAAGAAGCAGTTTTAACAAATAATCCTCTTGCGCCACAACTTGTTGCTAATGCTGTCTCAATGATTAGAGGCCAGAAAACAACAGTTGTACCGCTTGCAGACCAGCAAAAATACATCAGCAATCTTTACTATGAATTTGGAACTTCTCGCGCATTAAACGACAATAATCGGTTTGATAGTTGGACCGCAGATGCAATAAACGAAATGATTGTTGAGGTTAATTTAGAAGACGCCTCGCCAACAGTAAACTATCGGCCTTTTGTAGAAGAATATTTTCCAAAAATAGATAGTCAAACAGGACTGCCAATAAAGGGCAAAAATGGCAAAAATGAAGTTGATTGGGAAGCATCCGCAAAATTTGTAAACTCGCTTTATCCTTTGTTAAATCAAAAAAGAACGCAAGCAGCAGCGCAATTAAAAACTACTAAATACGGAACAAAAGTTTCAGACGTTATTGCTGGCAATGTAAACAGTACAGACGAAAACAGCGAAATACTTAATCAGGTTGTGGCAAGTGCTACAGGCAGATTAGGGCTTACCCCTGATGATTGGCTGGGTAGGGGCAATAATATAAATGAAGCAGATTTAATTAGCATTATGGCGCAAGCCAAACAATCTGGTTTTTTACCGTCTAGTTTAAGAAAAGCTTACAGGCAGTTAGACAAGCAACAAACGCCAGAAATGTTTGAAGCGCTTTATGACAGCTATCATTATCTTGCAAACGGACCAGTTGGTAGTTCTGGTAATTTTGTTGATATGACTGAAGTAATGTCTGATCGTTCACGAAAAATGTTTGAATTAATTAATGACTTTTCTGAGGATGGAACTCAATTCCGTGACGCTGTAGATCAAGCTGCAATCCGTATGACTACATTAGATGAAACTCAAGAAGCGTGGGAACTTGATAATAAAAGTCAGCTTTCAAAGTTAATTAACGACAGCATAAACAGTGATAGTAGCACTTTCTTAAAAAGTGTAATGGCAACCGTTTTCAACGGACCATTAGGTTACAAACCAAGTTTGTATTCTGAGCAATTATCAGACCCAGATTGGGTAAGAGCAAATCCAAACAAAGCAATGAAGCTTATTGTTAGAAACGAATTGTTTTCGGATGATGATGTTAATGTAGGAATGAAAGAACTGGATGACGCAACTAGAATATTCGAAGTTCACTTACGAGATCAGTTGCAAGGAATGAACCCAAACTGGGACAACCCGTTTAAGACAGCAATGGAATTAACAGAAGCGTCTATGAGTGGTCGTTTTGTAGATACTGAATACATGAATGGCAGAAGCGCTGCCGCGCCAGAAAAACATTATAGAGCCGTACCTCCGTTAACTTACATGGAGACAATAACTAAATGGGGGAAAATGGCTAAAGGCCTTGGCTTTAAAGGATTAGAAATAGCAAACCCAGCAGGAGTGTTTAGATTTCTAAACTTCTTTGGCACAGGGCCAAATCCAAATAGCAATTGGGCAACTATGGAACTTGGAGCAGATAAATACATTGCTTCAACGCAAGATCCGTTTGCTTTAATTGCAAATGAAAAAATAAACGAATTATTAGCCAATGGCGCATATCCAGTGGGTATGAAGGGTGGAGCGTTTTCTCTAAATTTAGATGCTGGATTAAACAGATTTAACAGAGAATTTTTAAGAGGCGGCAAAGATTACATTTTAGTTCCTAATCCAGATACAGGCAAAAATGACACAAGACCAACTTACAGAGTTATGATGGATAACGGTGAACGCGGTCTTCAATTTGTTGTAGATCCAAATACAGACCAGCCGTACGTTTTAGATGTTCGTCCTGAGTTTGACGCAATGAACAAAGCATATGAAGAAGCCAAATTAGGTTTGGCATATGCTGAGCAAGCTGCACAGCAACAAAGCACCGCAGACATAGAAAACGGAGACGAGCCTTTGTCTGCGGAACTACAGCTTTATGATTATTTTCTTAAGCTTGGATATGAAATGGGCATAGATAAAAACGGTATAAAACTCCTTCCAAATGCTCCCAGTTTAAATAAACCAGAAACATAGGGGCAAGACATGAAAAATATAGGCCCTTTGTTAGAAATGATCCGCAATCTTGAGGGTCGAAATAGCTACGACACTTGGAATGATCAAACTAAATTTAGAGGCAATAAGCCTTTAACGCAAATGACTGTTGCAGAAGTTTTAGCTCAGCAAAGAGAAAACTTTAAGCTTCCTAAAGCACAGCAATTTACTGCGGCTGGCGTTTATCAAATGACCTATCGAACCCTGCTTGAAGAAGTTAACAAAGTTACTTCTGGGGTTAAACAAAGCGATTTGTTTAATCAGGAAACTCAAGACAAGCTGGCTCTTTCCAGACTGAAATACAGAGGCTTGGACAAATGGGATATGGGCCTAATCTCGGACGAAAAGTTTGGCAACAATGTTGCAATGGAATGGGCTGCACTTCCTGTACTGCAAGACACTTATAGAATTTATAAGGGCAAAAGAACATTTGTTCCTAAAGGCACTGGTTATTACAACGGCGTTGGATCTAACAAAGAAGGCACTTCGGTTTCTGCTTTCTTAGGTGCAATTCAAGGAAATGGACAACCATTTCAAAAGACAGAAAGCCCTCACAACGAAAATAAAATAAAAACAGCATTAAGTCCTCAAGGAGAGCCAGAAGTAAGCTCACAATCAAACAAGCTTGCAAGTGGTTATGGACAAGTTGTTGAAGACAACACAGATAAAACAGCACGGCAATATTCTACAAATAGATATTTGCCTACAGATAAAGTTGAAACGAACGTAGTTAAGCCAGTTCCTTACTCAGCCCCATCATATGACGATAGCAAAAAGCTTTTGCTTAAAGAGGCTGCTGAGGGAAACAGAATAGATCCTGATTATAAACGCATCGAAGGAGAAGGCGGTGGAGCGCAAGCAAGTTCTGGCAGACTATCAGCGTTTAATGACGAGTTTTACGACAGCTTGTTAACCAATTTAATTACAGGCCCAAAAGCAAGTAATTACGATTTAGATCCTAAGTTTGATCCGATACAAACGGCAATAGATCGCGGTCATACAAAGTACGCTGGTTTTTTAAACCAAGCTAGAAACGAAGAACATTACACTGCGCTTGAAGAAGTTATTGCAGAAGGCATTGCAAAAAACAGAAGACGCGCAGTAAGCAATCACACCGCCTCAGCTTTTATGGGTGGCATGGCAAACCCTGATAGTCTTGCAACAATGTTACTTCCAGCTGGAATGATTGTTTCAGCTTCTATGAAAACTGGCGTAAACGCGGCTCGCTCATTTGTTGGTGGATCAGCAATTGGTTTAGCAACAGAAACAGCTATTGAGCTTAATCGTGCTGACACTGATCCTATGTCTACACCAGAAGAAAGCATGTTACGCATTGGCGCAACAACACTGTTTTCTGGAATGTTAGTAGGAACTATTGGCGGTTTAGTTGCTCGAAATATGCGTAAAAATCTCCTTGATGATATGATGATGGAGATAGCTGCAACAAAGCCAAACACTAGCGTTTTTGATGCAGGTAACGGACAAAGCCTAGTAGTAAGAATGGTTCAAACAAATGATCAAATAGATTGGTCAAAGTCTCCATCTGGCGTTTACAGAATGGGCGATGAACTTGTTGTAAACGAGCAAATATTATCTGCGCGTGTCAAAGCAAAACAGGCATTGCCAAAACTGTTTGGTGACGAAGTAAGCTATAATGAATTGCTTGAATATGAACTTGCCAAAGCAGCGTCTATTCATCGCAAGACAAGAGCAGCAAGAACAGTATCAGAAGTTAAGCGACCCAGAGGGATAAGCAAACAGCGTTATGCAAAGCTAGAAGAATATGCTGAAACAGCAGCAAACAGTAACAATGCAGCTGGTCAGATTAGGGGAAGCTTACAAGCTAAAAAAGGCAAGAAAGCCGAAAAAGAATTAGATATTTTTAATAGGTTACTTGCTAATAAAAAAGCAGAGCAACTTAATCAAAAGACTGCGGCTAGAAAAGCGCAGGAAGCAGAAGATTTAAAAAGCGCCCAGGCGAATACTAAAGATCCAAGCAATGCCAGAGTGTATGACCGTAAAGGCATGAACACAGCACCTTATCACAAACAAGTAAGTGATGATTTGGATGAACTTCCTTTTGACGATGCTCAACGTATTTCAAGAGAAGCAGAAGAAGATGCAGTAACAGCAGCCGAACGCTACAGGCAGGAAAACAACAAGATCCTTAGTAGCCCTAATATGGAAATGCTGGGTAAGCTGGTTGATAGCCCCTACAAATATATTCACAGAATGTCGTTGCATCCTGACGTTCGTGATTTAGCCGACATACTAGCCAGCGATGGTGGGTTACTTAGAGCATCTGATGGAAGTGGACAAAACATCGGAACGTCCGTGTATTCTGGTAAAAGAGTATGGACAGGGTACATTGATACTATGCTCAGAAAAGAAACTGAGCTTTACGAACGCTATCTTGGATATGACAGCAATCCAGCTATTGCAAATGTCCCGCTTAACAAATCTCTAAGAACAGCAAGAGCTAATGGTCAAAGAGCCATGAGCATGGAAGAATGGCGTGATGCTACTTCCAAAGCACTTATAACTGGCGAAGTTAGCCCCATTTCAGAAATAAACGAAATGGTTGAAGTGTTGCGCGGCACTTACAAAACTTTTGGGGATGCAGCTGAAGAACATGGCATCATTACAACTAAAGCAAATCTTGCTGCACAAATCAGAAATATAGATCAGCAGATTGCAGAACTTGATCCAGACAACTTTGTAGAAATGCCTGACCAGCATGTATTTCATGCAAATGTTTCTGAGATAGATAGGCTGGGTCAAATAAGAGAAAGAGCTCAAAGAGCATTAGACGATGCAGATTTTGAGCCTGATGGTGATTACTTTACTCGCGTCTACAGCATTAACAAAATTCAGCAAAACCGAGAGGCTTTTAAACGTCAAGTAGTTATGCCGTTTATGCGTCAACAGCCAATGATCCAAATATGGCAAGAAGGCCAAATGGAAATAGGCAAGCTGTTAGATGAAGCACTTGCAGAATTAGACAGAATTACGGTGCGGCAAGCAGATAACACTAATCCAGATCTTAACAGAACATTTAGCAGAGCAAGAAATGCTGCGTCCGATAAAGTAAACAAACTTAATCAAAGAATACAAAAAGCCCCAGAAGAATCTCGCTTTGAGTGGATTAAAGCTGATGTAACAGAAGAAGCAGTTTCAAAACGTGCTGACGATTTAATTGATACTATTCTGCAAGAAGCAGAGCCAGCAGATATGGCAACGTATCGTGATCCAAACAGACCGTCATTTGGTAGGCATCGCCAGTTTAATATTCCCAACAGTTACCTTCTTAAAGACGGGCCGAATGGCAACGGCATCGATGACTTTATCAGCACAGATTACGCAATAATTATGAACCTTTATTCTGAGAGAATGGGTCCAGCTATTGAAATGTCTAAAAGATTTGCTCGACCTGCTGATGGAGTAAGCTGGGTCAAAGGCTTTGAAGAAGCCATGAACAAGCTTAGAAATTCTGAGTTAGGTAAGTGGGCTAATGAGAACGTAAGCTTTCCACAAACCAATGCCAGAATAGTAAAAGGTTTTACAAATAGCAGGACAGCAGATGGTCGTTATATGCCAGCTTTTTATAGACGCGACGAAGGGCCAAACGGAACAATCTACATTGACGAAGATTTCTTTGCGAGAAGCTACAATGACAAACCTTGGTTAAACCCAAGAGTTGAAGGTGTTCGGCCTTTGCCTGACGGAGTAATTCGCAGTCCGCAAGATTGGATCAACTTTGTTAAGATCCACGAAATTATGCACACTTTAAAAAAAGCAGAAGATCTAGGATATTCTCGACCTCTTTCTCCAGAGCATAAAGCTGCATATGAAAACGACATTAACGATTTAGCATTAGATTGGTTTAGTAGATTTTCTAGCGAAGATGGATTTGGCAAGCATTGGAGCGAAATAGAAATGCGCCTTGGTCATTTAAGAGACAGGGCAACAAA